CTGCGATTGTCTGATTCCCTGTTAGTTTGACTGCAAAAGCATCAACTTCTGTTTTTGTGTAAACATCTGCTGCTGTCCATAAAAAACCGTCTGCTTGTAGAGAAGCGATATTAACTAAAGCGTTTGCGTTACTATTCCATTGAAGAAAGTTTAACGCTACCGGTGCAGGAATTTCCGTGCTAACTCCTTGCACTGAATTAGGAAGAGCGAGTGTCCTACTCTCTAGTGCTTTTTGGTCTGCAATCAAGTAAGTCTGATAATCTTGATCGTCATTGAGTGTTGTTGCAAGTAAGTCGCCGTTTGTCTGATATTCAACATCTCTGTCTGTTGGAAGTTCTCTGAGTAGCGTTAGGGCATCTCCTGCTGTTGCTCCGCTTGTGAGCGTTACCGTACCACCACTATCTCCTGTGATTGCTACTGTATAATCAACATCAACTACTAGAATATCAGCATCATCGTCAGGTGCTTCACCCACTGGTGTTTGATAAACAACTATGTCTGTTTGCTCGTATATCTTAAACAAGAATGTGAATAGTGTTTGACTTGCTGAGGCGGTGTACTCAACTCTTGGTGTTTCTGAATTATATGCCATTTGCTATCTCCTTAATATTTAATAAACTCATCTCGTAGTGAGCTTAGTTCTTCTTCTGGGTTAGTCCCATTTTGTTTAGCTCTTCTCTGAGCAGCCTTGATAAACTTTCTACGCTGTAACTTCTCCATTAAAGTTGCATCAGTATCAGCACTAACATCTCTAGCCATTGAGTCGTAGCTAGTCGCTGTTTTTCTTAATAAATCTACCTTATCATCATCTGTCATTATATCGTACTCAGGGCTGAACATTATCGCCTCTACTGCCTCTTTAAAAGTCTTACCGCTGACTACTGCATTTTTTCTTGAAAGCAGTTTGTAGTCATGGTATTCTTTAGCTGACATTTTAACTCCACCAATCTTATTATTTGGTGCAGGGATTGGCGCTCTTCTTGTAGAGTTTGCAAGTCTGTTTATCTCGTTTTGAACTTCATTAGAGTCTTGTACCACTACTGCCCAAGGATTTAATACTGAATCATATTTAATCTCATTACCAAAATTATCTAATCTTGGTGCTTGATCCTCTGAGTACGAGAACATATTAGCGGCGATATAACCACTTAAGCTGTCCGTTGTTCTCTTTGTGTCATCCATAAGCCTAGTGATGTCTCTTCGTAGTCCTGAGTAAGGAATAAGAGCATTTGCTTGTCTATTCATGTAGTTTTTCCACTTGTAAGCTTCTCCGCTACTCATTGCATCCATTAAGTCTTTAGCACCTGTCATAAAAGTTTTATCAAGAGTGTTCTCAGAAAGTGCAACTAAAATAGCACCTGTCATTCTCTCAATTTTGCTCATCTCATCTTCACTTAATTGGTCGTACTTAGTCTCTTCCATTAACGCTTGAACATCTGCAATAGAGCCTATGATATATGATAGTGGCTCCATTCTGTCGTAGCTTATATAAGTTTTGTTTCCAAACTTATCCTCTGTTACAAAACTTCTTGGTCGCCACCCTGATTCGCGTCTTGCTCTTGCTACATCTTTATCGTAAGGATCAGAACCTGTTATCTTCCCTGCTGATGCCATAAAGTACATCGTTGTAGCCAATGCTGTACCTGTTGCCATTTTTGATTTAGCCATTTGTGCCTTAACGCCACCTGCTGACACATCATCTCTGAATTTTTTGCTTAATGCTCCAAATGGTGTTCGCTCTAAAAATCCTTGTTTAAGTAGATTTATTGGTGTCTTAACAAATGGGAATACCCACCTTAGTCCGGGTACAGTATTAACTACTTTTTGGAAGCTCTGACCTCCCTCGCCTAATGGTGTTTGGAAAGTAATATCAGAAGCAAAATCTGTAGCTTCTTGTTGAATCTTCTCTGTTGGATTATCTATAAGGTCTTGAAGTAGTCTAAGAGTTGTCTCTTGGTCTAGCCCATTAACTTCTGCAAGATGTGCAGCCTCACGATATGCAGCCTTAACAATATGTACTCTCTCGCCTTGATGTCTCATCAAAGCATCAGTGCCACCCATTAGTCTCTCTGTTGGCGCTCTAACACCTTTACCAATCCAATCAAACACGCCCATAAACATACTGTCTGAGTCTAGTCCGAATGTTTTAGAAAATGTTTCAGAGTCTAAAGTTCTACGCTGTGTAGACTCCATTTTACTTAATCCCTTGTAAGCCTCACCCGTAGACATTACATCTAGCGCAACTTTAATGGATTCCATAGATACTAGATTTTGTGCGAAATATGCTGCTTTCCATTCGTCTACACGGACTTTGTCTCCTGGCATTGCATTAGCACCTGCACCCATTCGAGCAGCTACAGCAGTGTCAACTATGTCAACCCATAGTCTTAGCTTTGAACCCATTAGATTAACAAGGTGTGTTTTTAAACCACTAAGGATAGAGTTTATATACACTTCGTATGCTGAGTCAAACAGTACATTAGTTTTACTTCTGTTTATTGCATCAACTGCACCATTAACGCCTTTCACATCTTTAGCAAGTAAGATAGAGTGTGCTGCTGAATCTATGTCGATTCCACGCTCTGCTGCTGTTACCATTTCCATTGTTTGTTCAATGCTTGCTTTGTCTCCACCAGTAGGAACTCCCAATGCTCTCATGGTGCGCCCTGACTCTGCTCTTGCTCCCATGAACTGTTTATTAAAGTCTTGGAAGAAAGCTATTTGTCTATTGAACTGTAAGCGATAACTAGCAGGCTTGCCCGTTGCTTCATCTATGTAATGATCTTCTCCGTTAGCTACTTTCTGAGCTAACATCTTTATCTTAACTGACGCTTGCTCTAAAACTTGTCTAGCAGCTAACATCTTCTCAGCGTTCCAAGACTCACCCTCTTTACGGGATAACACATCTTGTAGAAATTCAGGTGACTTTCCTAAATCGTCTGCTAATCCTCTAAGTTGTTCGTCAGTTTGAACACCCCGTCTTGCCTCATCAATAGCCACTCTGTTCTTCTCAGCCATAACTCCGATTACTTCTGTTGCGCCATCCTCAATAGTATCAAAGTTCATCTGAAAAGAATCAGTAGTGTCAAAGTCTGAAACATCACTACGAGCAATATCTGCTGCTTCTCTGTCTGTATCAAAGCTATATGTTGGCTGTTGAGGAAGTTCACCATTAATTGGGGCTACTATCTCTGCTTCTGCTTGCGTTTCAAGTGCAGTCTTTGGCTTCTCAGGTTTCTCAGGTTTTATGTCATACTTTCTAAAAAGTTCCTCTCTTGTAACACCAATATCTGCTATATTTTTACCGGTCTTTTTGATAATCTTTCTAGCTGCCCACGCTGTCATTTTGTTACTTGCTGAGGCATATTGCTCATCAGGCATTGGAGTTGCTTCTGCTTCCTCTTTTCCTGTCTGTAAGGCTTGTGATTGTTCTTCTGGTGTGAATACTTGCTCTACTGCTTCCATTAGTTATCTCCCTCTTTTATTGGAAATGTTACAAATATTCTATCTCTTCCTGTTCCAATAGCAATTCCGTCATATCCTAACTTTGATATATACTCATCTACTTCCCCAACATTTTTAGATATTTCATTTTTTCTGATACCTAATTCTCTTGCTAAATCATACTCAAATTCTGAAAAATCATTTTTACTTTTGAATTGAAGTGGAGTATCGGGAAGTTCCCACTTGCTTACTTCTCTTACATCGCCATAAGTCATAGCTTCTTTTTTGCTTGTTGTAGAGTAGAATCCTTGCCCATACATAGCAAACCCCTCTCCACTATCTTCTGACTCACCTCTCCATATTTTCGTTTTTTCTGATACCACGAACGGCTTTTGTATTGTACGGCTTTTCATTTTTTCTGTAAATGGAACATCTTTTAAAGTTGTCCTTTTTGGAATTTCTGTTGTCGCTAAATCAATATCTTTAAGCTCTGGAGGCTTACCGCCACCTGCAAGTGCTTGAACTTCGTTATCCCACCTGTCAATAGCATCACGCATTGTAACGCCACCTTTAGTTACATATTCGCCTGCAACTTTAAGCCCTTTTACTGCTGCTGGTGCGATTATTGAGCCTGCTGCTGCCATGCCTGCTGTTTGTCCGTAAGAGTATTCGTCTTGCTCGCCTGTTGCCATTCTGATATGCTGAAATGCTGCGTCATCTGCTGCACTATAAATCGCTCCCTCTAATGCTGCTGCACCCATAGCACCTGTTGCAAACTCTTTTACATTAAGCTTAATTGCTTCCATTAAACCTTTTCTTGCCGCTATTTGTGCTGCACCTTTACCAACAACACCTGCTCCAAGTGTAGGTAGTACAACTAAGTTAGTAGGATCAATCGCTACTTCTTTTGCAAAACGCTTGAAGCCGTCCCAAGAAATATCTTTTTTGTCATAAGCATCCATCATATAACGGACTGCTATCTTTTGAGTATCGTCAAACTTTCCCGTTGCCATTTTAGCTGCAAACGGAACCGTTCCTGCTCCAAGATTGTAGTTAATCTCTGACATTAGTTCTAAGCCTGCTTGTGCTGCTTGCTCATCAGTACCCTCAAATGGCGCATCGTTTTCAATAGCCCATGTAACTCGTGAAGCTGCTGCCCAATCAGGACTGTTTAATAATTCTTCTTCTTGATACTCTTTCTCTTTGTCTAGTATTGAAGTAGCTAGTTTTTGTCTAAGTGCCATGCTTTCATCAGCGTTAGCAGGAGTTGCCTCTACCGGTGGTGCTTCTTGTGTTTCAGGCGTGTATGATACTTCCATTTAAAACCCTCCTGTTGGTGCTTTCCATTTCTTGCTCTCGTAAAATTCTTCTCTATATTCACTTTCTGTTAATGAGTTAAACATAGAAGTAAAACCTGTTCCATATTCTTTCCAACTTTCGTCTGCTTGCTTCTTTCTCTTCTCTGCTCTCTTAGCTTCTTGTGAATCTGCTTTGTCTTTAAGCCCTTGCTCGTAACCTGAGATAAGTTCATTCGCATAAGGAATAGCTAATGAGCCTTGTTCGGCTTCTGGCAAACTCCCTATATGGTCAAACATATTTATCATTATATCATTATATGCTTTTTCAGTAGCATTATCAAGGTTTACAATTAATGCGCCCTCTCTGAAACCGAAGTGACGCTTGATTCTAGCTCTTGCTTCTTTACCGTTTTGTGTTGTAGTCCATTTAAACTCTTTAGTAGTGAGCAGTGATTTTCTATCTTTTATTAATTTTGTCTTATCAGGCCAAGATAAACTATTATCATTATATATATCTAACTCAGAAGTATTTGCTAAGTTGTTATTGTGTGTGTACCATGTAATAGTTTTTAAATCTGACTCTGCTCTTGAACCTTGTGATAACACAGTCCTTAGTGATGAAGCATCTGCTTTGCTTAATTCGCCTGCTGTCTCTTTGTCGTTGATATCTTTAAGTGAACCTGCACCGCTATAAATATCTGCGAGTGTTTCTTGATACAATTCTTCTTGTGCTTCCTCTTCTTCTGCATCTAAATCAGCTTTAAACTGTCTGTCTCTTGCATCATCTGCTGACATATCAGAAAACATACTATCCATAAAGTCACTTTTTTTCTTTTGTGGAAGTGCTTTAAATTCTTCGCTTCTGTATATCTTTTGAATCTCCATAGCTACATCACCGTTACCTGCGATTGTTGCTTGAAAGTCTGTATTAAACTTTGCAATAGTTGCATCTTGTTGCGCTGTTATGATGCGAACATTCCCTGCATTTTCAGTCATGTAACCTGCTGAGACTGCGCTGTTTATTCCTGCACTAAATTGAGCCATTGAGTCAATCATGCCTGACTCATCTTGATTTCCATAAGCTGTTATATACTCAGTCTCTAAATGTGATAATACATCTTCATTAGACTTCTTCATTGCCGCTCTATCAACTGTCTTTCCTGCAAGTGATAGCTTTTTAAACCCTTGTATGCCTGCTTTCTCATATGACATTCTTGCGAACCTAGCCAACTCTGTGCTTGGTGCGTTCTCCGTCATCTCTAAAGCGTAAGAGTTCATTGCTGTTGCGTAAGTGTTCGCGTTGCCTTGTGCTGCTATCTCTGCTAGTGCTGACTTTTCTATAACATCTAATGTGATCTCATCTGAATATGCTGCACTAAATTTATCTTTGTATGCTGCACCATATATTGTTGTTGCATCTGCGAATCTACTAGAGTTTGCTTCTGCTATCTTCTTGTTCATCAACTCAGGAGAGCCGCTATATTTATCTCTGATTTTTATAATTTCTGATTTATACTTAGCTACATCAATGAGTGCATCTTCGCCTGCTTTCACTTTAGCATTAGTAGCTCTATTCTTATACATTCTATTAGACATTTCTTCTAATTTTTGTGTAAGAGTCAAAGAGCCTCTTGCCATTGCCTCTATTGGTGCAGTAGCAGCCCTGTTGCCTCCGCTATCAATAGTTGAGCCTAGTGTTTGTCTTTCGTAACCTTGTAGTGCTGCCATGCTACCTCCTTTAGACTATTTGCTTTTCGGTAGTTCTTCCACCAATTTGCTTAGATTTTTGATAATCACTAAACAGGCTAACTCCTGCGCTTAGGAAACCTGCACCTTGTGCTACTTGTCCTGCTGTTGAATATGATGAACTTTCTGCCATTCTGTTTGAATAGTTAATATCGCCTGATAGTTTAGCAAATCCCAAATCCCAATCAAGTGCTTCTGCTGCTGCGTTTGCTATCGCATCAACACTTCCACCTCTTCTGTTTTGTGAGGCTGCGACTACTGCATCTGCCCCCATTCGTTTGTTGAAATTCATTTGTAAACTAAGTGCTGTCTTAGACGCTTCCATTTTAGCTATTGATGCTGCTGTTTTGCTTTGTGCTGCATTTATTCTAGCTGCTGCTGCGTCTTGATTCGCTTTCCCTAATAGTTGTAATGCTGCCATCCACATAGTCTACTCCTAGTAAGATATCTCGTAACCAATACCTCTGATGAGTAATGGTAACGGATTCTCTTGTGTTATTTCAAATTGGTAAATTCTCTGATACCCTAAAAGGAATATCTCTTTAAAGCCTGTAAATGGCTCTGGTGCTTCATCTAATATTACCGTATATTGTCTGTCAGGTGAGTAAATATCCTCTACATAAACACCTAAACTCTCTAATATGTTTAAATCTACTTTAGTTACTCTCTTGCGTCTGTGTAAAGTGTTCCCTGATTTCGTATCAGTTGATAGTGGTAACATCTTAATCTTAGTCTCAAAGTCTAAGCCTACTTCTAATCTATATGCATCTCTTGTTATTTCAAAGTGATTTAGGTCTGTCCCGTCACTTATCGGCTTTGCATCTGGCATTATTGAGAAGTCTGCTACTACTTTGAAAGTTGTATCTAAAAACAAGTCTTTATAATCTGTCGTGATTGATGTTACCGGTGATCCGCTTGAATAGTCTGTGTCGATTATATTATCGTCACCGTCTATAATATTGTTTGAACCGTCAATAATATTACTTGTTGTTGGCTTAGTGCCTTTAATGAGTACATTATGATCTGTGTAAGTATCTTCTTCAAGCTTCTCTATAAAGTAGTTCTCTGCTCTTTTAACTAAGAAGTAGACCTCTTTTGACAATACACAAACATCAATAAATTCTCCCTCTGTTTCCCAATGAGTCCACCCAAGTAGCCCCTCGCTTCTAAGAGTATTCATTACCGCTATTGTACCGTCTGCATTAACAGCATAAACATAGTCACTAACATCGAGTGTCGTGCCTTTAATAGCCTTTAACGATACGATATCTGTCAATAGGTGTGAAGCTAGTAGTGTGATGTTGTTAGATACAAAGCCGTCCTCATTGAAGTCATAGATAAATTGTCTTATTGTTCTTTTTGAACTGTCTACATACAGAGTAGCACCGTCTATCGAAATAGGTCTTAATCTTTTTGAGCCATAAGGTGTCTGAGGCTGCCAATTTGAATTAGCTGGAGTAGGGAACTCTATTGTATTAACAATTTCTGCACTTGATGTAAATACTTGTAGCTTTCGCCCTGTAAAGATATTGGTTATTTTGTTAAAATCGCCTATGTCTATCGTATCAAATATTCCATGATCGTCAGGAATTACTCCGCTTGTATCTACCCATGTGAAATCCCAATAGTCATTAATTCTACTGCCCCATACAGATGTAGGTTTTTCTGTTGAGCCTGCTAGCCATAATCTTCCACCATAAAAAGTACAAACACCTGGATAGCCTCTTGTTGCACTCCATACCGGCTCGTCACCGCTTCCAAAATCATAATCAGGGATAACTAAAGTAATTGCTGATAGTGTCCAATCTGCGTCAGTAGCACCACGAACTAACTTCTGTGGATTCTCTGTTTCATGTGTGATTATAACTGTATCTGCGCTCTGAATAACATCTAATTCATCTATAATTTCAATAGTTGCGAATGGAAGCACTACGCCTGTTTTAACAAGTGCGCCATCTCTCATAATATCTACAAAGCCTGCTCTGAATATCAGTACATACATTTGCTCTTGATTAAATATAAAAGGCTCTATTCTTAGTTCTTCTGTGAAGTAGCCGTCCTCAGTCTTAGCTAGTCCTGGTCTGCGTCTGAGTCCACCTTGCGGAACAATAACCATGTTTTTTGCTTCTGCTACTGAGCTTCCATACTTATCTATGTCTGTTCTTGCGTGAAGTGTTGGTGCTAATTCTCCGCCTGATAGGTTAGATTGTAGAAATTCTACACCCATGCTAGTACCTAATGTCTATGTATGGCTGATCTTGCACGCTTACTTCTGGATATTGGCTACTGTCTATATACTTAGCTTTTCTTAAGGCATCATTGTACACTCTACCATAATAATCACCTTTTGCTATATCTCCAGTTAATGGTATTGAAAACTGCATAGCTAAGTTATATTCTAGTGCCTTTGCGAAATATGCAGGTAGTACATTTTCTGCGACTCTGTGTATGTAATCTAGTTTAAAAGTCTTATCGTTGCAATGTATCTCATTATCATACACCTCAAAAGTGGTGCTGTCACCTTTTATTGCATACAAAAAGTCGCTTGGCATCTGATACGCATAATTAAAGCCTGTATCTGGTGTTGCTGCTAGTTGATTTAATTCTTGTGTCTTTGCAGCGAATCGCCATCTGTGATTCTGTAACATACCTAAGTAAGTGTTTTCAAATAGGTTAGCGCCAAGCTTTGCGCCTGTTGAATTCTCAGTAAGTGATGAAATTGTATTGCCACCAAGCAAAAGTAAGGCATTGCTGACAAGTTGTACCCTCGATATAAGTCCACTCATGTTTACTCCTTACTGCTGTAACTGCTAATAGACAAGCTCCGTCTGAGCCTTGTGAATAGATTGCATCACCTACCTTTAGGATATCGTTAAGGTCTAAGAAATAATCGTCTGTGTCGATTG